GTAATAAAGATACACCACTTAAATAAAGGAGGAAATAAAAATGAACAAATTTGAAGAAGAAATGAAATTAAGAAGAGAATGGGAACAGATAGCACTTGAGCATTTTGATGTAAATCACGAAGAAAAGCTTAGTTTTGTAGAAACATTAATTAGGAAAGCTATAGTGCTTGATAATTTAATATTTGGCAATGATAAGAAAACATCATATGAAGTATACGCAAAATGTAATTTAGATGAATTAGAATCAAATATAAATTTAATGAGAATGATTCTAAATATGAGGAAAGGGTAGTACGAGATGGAAGAAAAGGATAAATATAGCGAAACAGATAGAAACGTATGTTATGAACATGTAGATTCTGGTGGAGGCATGGTGTTATATATGATTTTTGACAAGAATATTAAGTCGGTTGACATTATACTTAAATCGTTTCATAACAGTGGAGAGCCAACACTGGAACCTATGAGCGATTGGGAAAAACATTCGGCTGATAAAGGACATTGGCACGTAGGTTATACGTGCTTATCAATGAAAGATATTGAATTTTTATATAAAAAGAGTAAAGAACTATTCAGCTTAGTAAATGAAGTCCGTGAGAACGATAGAAACTTTAATAAAGGAGAATTTTAAAATGATGAAAGCACAGATCATATATTACAAAGAAGATGGTAACCATTTTTACGGGTTTTATTTTAACAGACATTTTACAGCATGTGGATTTAGATTTGAGGAAGACATTAGAGAATTTTTATTAACATCTGGCTATGAAACCGAACCATCAATAAGAGAAGTTGATTTTGACAACCACATGCAACAATCAAGAGAATGGAACAAACTAGCACGTGAACATTTTGGATTTGAGGACAAACTAGATTACTTAGAAATAATTATCAGAAAGCTAATGATTTTAAAAGAACTCACTTATGGAATACCTAAAGAAGACACATACAAGTCAGCAATTTTTATGTCAATAAACGAACTTGATGAAGAACTCAATTACTGGAAAATGTTATACAAATTAACGGAAGTAGGTGGAATTTAATGGTACTAGTAAAAGAAATTTTAGTAATGAATAACATATGGGATTTAAACACAATAATCACAATCTATCACACTTTTGAGGGAGAAGTAGTAATTTTAAAAAGAGACACAGTATATAACTTAATACAAGACAGACCACCGGAATTAGAATATAAAGTAAAATTTTTTAATGCAAAATCAATAAATGTTTGTTTACCAGAATTTTAATAGTAAAGGAGGTGGTGCCAAGTAACAAAATATAAAAGAAGGGAGGTGATAAAATGAACTATCTAAAGAGAAACTGGTTTTTACTCCTGCTCATTATATTACTCTCTGGTTACACAGCCTACACATCATACTTAGTACTATCAAACGATAACCAGAAAGTAATAGAAGAGCAACAAAAACAGATATCACTTTTATCTGACAAAATAACAGAACTAGAAAATAAAGAAACACCAGAAATCCCAGTGCTTGACACATCAACATTAGAGAACAGAATAAGCGCCTTAGAGCAAGCACAGCAAACAATCACATCAGGCGTTGAATCTATGAATCAAGCAATAGAAGGAAATCAAAGTCAGATAAAAGCGATCTGGGCAACGTTAGAAGAAAACGAACTTGTACATTCTAACGCAGGAGAAACAAACAGATAACTTTTTAATTGTGGGGCAAACGCCCCACTTTTGTTATTTGATAATTAACTGCTGTCCCGGATAAATTAAGTTAGGATTGCTGATCCCATTGTCGTTTGCAATCTTTTGGTAAGACGTGTTAAACTGACTAGCAATCCCAGACAAAGTGTCACCCTGTTTTACAACATAAGTTTTGTGTGCTGGTGCACTCCCACCATTAATTTTTAAAACCTGCCCCGGGTAAATAAGATTAGGATTACTTATACCATTATCACTAGCAATCTTTTGGTAAGTTGTGCCATATAAGCTAGCAATACCAGATAATGTATCTCCACTTTTTACAACATAATCAACCGCGCTAGGTTTTGGTTTTTCTGCGGGCTTGTTTGTTACAGAATTACCTTTGATCTCTTTTAACAAATCTCTTACCATTTCATTGCAATCAACTCCTCCGTTGATCCCGGGCACACTCCCGTCACTGCAATACTGCCATATGTCAAAAGGCACGCTGGGCTTACGACTATAGTTTGCGATCCAACTTGTGAATCTGTCCAGACTATTTTTAATCACATTTTTAGCCCAGTCCTCATTACAATAATATCCAAACCAATAACCAGCATCCTCAATAGCCTGCCCCATATCAATAAAATATTGAGCGTTGTAATTACTAAGTATGCTCACATCCTCAATGTCAATATAAATTGGCAACGACAACTTGCATTTTTTAGCCAATCTTAAAATGTGTTTTGTCTCTGACTCTGCGTGTGCCTTGGTGTTGGCATAACTATACAGGTATATACCATACGGTATACCCAGTCTATCACACTCCTGTATGTTACGTAAAAAATATGGATCGTCTTGACTAGTAATATCGTCCCCAAATCCGCACTGAATAATAGCACCATCAATAGTGCCGTTTACTGAATCCCAATTAATAACTCCCTGCCATTTTGATACATCAATAATCATTAAATATACCTCCTTACTTGCCAGTCAAAAGCATAGGCTGAGTATGCTCCTGCATCTGGCTTAACAGTAGGGCCATAGTAGGGGTCACCCCCATGCCCACATAATTGATTGTTACCTATATACATTTCCACGTGATCAAAATACGGATTGTGATACCACCAGTTAAAAAACACTAAATCTCCATTTAGCATATCACTTGTGTCTAATGTCCCACTACCCTCTTTGATTAGTGTGCCGTTTTCTACTTGTGTGCCCGTCCACGTGCCTATCTCCACACCCACAACACTGTTGTAACAATGCCATACTAACCCAGAGCAATCAGCATAACCATTGTCTGGCCACATACGCAGATCACCAGATTGAGAGTAGCCGAGTTTACACTCATAACTTAAAATTTTGTCAACTAATTGTTGACGCTGGTCTGGTGTACCTGTACCTGTATCTGGATAAGACGGCTGAGGGGTAGTAGTAGTTTCTCCATGGATTTTTTCGTTGCGATAAATTGGTAACCATAATTTATCGCTAGCTTGATAAAACTCAATCTTTTTATTAACACCTTGGTTATCCAAGTATAAAAAGAATGTTTTACCAAACTTTTGTAATGACTTAATATTTATGGATGTCTCAAAAGGTTTTGAGGTATTATCTGGGTTACCACTATTTTGATTTTGATTACCTCCGATACTATGTTGTGGGTCATAGTTACCAAAACCCTCCTTACCACTTTCTCCGTCCCACTCATCCAACAGGGCTTTAACAGTATTTTGCCTATTAGAATAACTACCAACTATCCCGTTATTAAGTACTGTCATATACCACACATCATGGTTACAATTACCACATCCGTTAAAAATTTGATAAAATGCTTGTGGAGATTGATGATAATTTGTTAACCCAAAAATAGCGGTTTTAGGATCAGTTATTCCGCACTCATCACGCAGGAGGGGAATATAAGAATTATCACAATCTGACTCCCACAACTTATTTTGTGTGTTAACACCCTCATCAGTAACAAGCACAGCACTAACCTCATTAGCTTCATTTTGCGTAAAAATTTTGTTGCCCCACGCGTCTCTACCTGCCTGGATTTGAGGTAACAAAATTGGTAGTTGGTTAGCAGTATCGGGATAATCAGTTATTAGCAGATTTAATAAATCCCAACTCCTGCCATATGTCCATTGCATAATACCAATACCAGCCATAGCCCACGACTCAACACTACCATAATTGCAGTTAGTCTCTACTGTGCTTGTTACGTACATTGCATAGCTTTTCCAATTTTGATCATAAATACTCATTTATTTTAACCATTTTTTGATATAATACATGCGTGATAGAGCTGAGAATCTATATTTCCCACTAGGTACTGGCCCACCTAATGTTTTTAGATATATTTTACCGCCGGAAATTATATATTGTGGATGCGTATAATAAATAGTATTGCCTTCTGAGTCAGATGCACTAACATTACCACTAAAATATAGTGTAGACTCGTAAGTATTGTTAAAATACTGATTAGGTAAAATAATAAAAGGTGTGCCCGACTTACCAAGAACGGGTTTAAATCCATCTTTAAACTCGATTAAGTTGTATAGACTAGCTATCCCCAAATCTGGATTAAATTGCAAAAAGCAGATGTACTGGATAAAATTAGTTGGATCTGGGTTATCGATATACATCTCAATCCAGTTGTCAATTTTTGACAACGCGTTTGTCGCGGAACTGTTAGCAGAGTTAGCAACAGAGTTAGCAGATTGCGCTAGAGCACTAGCTTCTCCAGCCGAAACTTCTGCCGCCTGTGCGGCAACCTTGTTAGCCTGCATCCCAGCATCAATCGCCAAAAATGCTGGGTTTAAATCTCCCAACCAGCTAGCCTTATCAGTACCTATAAATTGTGGTAAATCGTAGTTTGGTGTTTTGTTTGTATGTGACATTTATTAATCCTCCTTAAGCTACTGCAAGGATAGTCTTACCCTCCCAGTCATATTGATAAGTTGTAATATCATAGTTATCATAACCATCTGTTGTGATATTTTTATCGTCATATCCAGCACAAGTTAACGCGTCCTCTCTATGCAAGGACACTAAAAAGTCTATCACGTTTTTGTAAAAAACTCTTTGCCCTGTCACTGGATTAAACATATAAAATCTATCATCCTCTGTCAGATATTTTTTTGCATAAAAATCATACTGGTAACATGTTATATTTTTTGCGTCATACATATCTGCTGTAAGATTAAGCCCATCATACTCAATACATGTAAGTGCATAATAGTTAAAATAATTATAAAAATCATTAAGCACATTTTGGACAGTATCAGTATAACCTGTAATCGGGTTAATCACATAAATAGATTTGCCCTGTTGCTCTAACCAAATCGTTAAATCTGTAATCTGCTCTGTTACCCATGATCTTGTTTTTTGGTCAGCACTTTTTATAGCATCACTTAAAACAGTAAATTGGTTATTGATAACAAGTTCTAATTCTGACACTTTTGAATCTGTGTAATTATTGGCAGAATTTAACGTAAATTTATCTTGTTGATCAATATATTCATAAATTTTTGAATAATCTCTTGATAATTGGTTTATTACGTCATTTAATTTTTCTGTCAGTTTACACAGCACCTCATAATATGACAATGACTCATCATATACCAGAGGCATAACCTTAAAACACCGCCAAAATGGATATACATTTCCGATCATATTTTTTTCACCTCCTTACCATAATTGCATAAACAATTCGTCTAATTCCTCAATAATCAGCATATCAATGTTAAGAAAACTTTCCCTGTATTCCATCAATAACTGACTATTTGATTTTGAATCGTTTTTACCAGACAATTTACGATTATATTTTTCCGTTTCTGACGACTGTAATTTGGATGTATTAGTTGCGTTTGTTTTTTGAGAAGTTGTAGCATAGTTTTCAGAAAATGGATCTTGTAACGACCCCATAGGCGTATCGTTTTGCAGTGACTTGTTTTCTCCTTCGTCTTGACTGGTATTATCACCCGTGCTACTTCTTTCATATTCTTCGCTGGTCGAATATGTTTCAAAAGGATCAAACTCAATTTGTGCTGATAAATACATCTGATTATAATATGGCATAATCTCTTCCATTTTTACGTTCAGATATCGTTTGAAAAGTCCTGCTGTTTCGAAACCAATTTCCCGCATATAATAGTGATTAAGAATTTTTTCGTTTAGTTTCGAACGATAATTCTCATCAAAAATTGGGTAATTTCTTAATCCCAGATCAAATCCGGATTGAATAAGGTATCTTAATTCTGTTGTATATTTACTCATCAAGATCACCTTCCTTTTCATATGTTTCACGTGAAACATTTTCATCTGCATTATCAGTTCCAAAAACCATTGCGTTATACAACTCCTCTAATTCTGGATTGTAATTTACAGATATGTTTGTTCCAAACATTCTGTTGATTTCTTTTGCACCCTGTCTTCTTGCGTTCAGCCCGATTTGTCTTGACATAGATATCTGCTCAAGATTGCTGTTAACCTCATCACTTATCTGTCTCTCTTTTTTATCCATGTTATTATTGTTTATGCCTAAAAATAACATAGCTTCATTCCAGATTCTATTTTTTTCGATGCTCAATCTATCCGCGATAAATGGTGCATCTGTTTTCAAAACTTGTATCGCATTTGTTTCGAAATTTTTGTTTGCGAAAATAAAAGGTTCGTTTCCTTCATATTGCATATACACATTTTTCATCGTTAGTTTTTGTTTTTCATCGCAAACGATCATAAGCGGAGTTTTTTGAGCGTTAATATTAACGTCAATTGCCCTGCTCACATTGTAAAGTTTTTGTGCAAACATATCTATATCAATATGAGTGGTGGTATGCAAAAAGTTGTTAAAAACAATAACAGAGTCAGCTTTAGTTTTAAAATTTTGGTAACCATTTACACTGTACGCCATACGATTAATTGGTATCCTGTATACATCCAATTCTCCTCCAATCGTACACTGTAAAAATAAATCGCCAATAATCTCGTCTCTAAAATACAGCCCATAACCATTGTCAAAAAGCGTCAACTCTAAAAACCGCTCGTCAATTGTATCTGGTAAACCCTCCCATTTGTACATATTTATGGCCAACTCTTTAAGAAAGTAATAATAATGTAAATATGTGACGTTGTTTTGCCACAAACTACTCCATCCGTCCAGGGCTTTGTTGTAACCATAAATTTTATTGTAATTTTTTCGTGCCATTTTAGCCTCCTGTCCACGGATTATCATTATACTTACCTATATCGCCATGCCATATAGTTGTGCCGTTGTCAAACATATTTTTTAGTATCTCAATATCGTCTTTTGGAATGTTACCAGCCAATATGCATCCAGTAGTCTGTACGTAATTAAAATTCTTATTCCCCGTAAGAGAAGGAGTTTCGATTTTGTTCTGAACGTAACCATAACGAGTAAAATACTCTTCGAGTCTTTCCGCATATTCTGGTCTTATGGTTTTCCATTTTAAAGTGATCCCATTTATTCCATTTGCAATATTAAACGCATCGCCGCCCGTTTGTCCTGCTAGTGTAGGTGGGGCGATTTCCGCGTCTTGAATTTTAGCCATCTGTTGACGTATAGCAATCTCACTGTTTTTAACTCCTGTGTATGCACTCTTTGCACCACTATAAATTGAGCCAATTGTACCTCCAATATTACCAGACAAAATGGAACTTAATGCCCCTGCACCTCCCTCTATAACACCCATAGCAACAGCTTCTTTTTTGTTGTAACTGTTTATGCTATTTGATAAAGCAAAACTATTTGCATTATTAGCCATATATAACAGATAATTGTCAACAGTTACAGGGAGTTGTGGGAAATTAGCGATAGATAATCCTGCATCTAAAAACTCTCCGTATTCTGGTCTCCCATCATACTCGTATCCATTGTCGCCAAAATCGTTGTAATATTTAATATAATATGTGAGTCGGGGTGATGCTCCCACATAATTTACTAACCCTAACTCAATTTTGGTTACCTCATTAATGGCTTCTGGTTTTATAATAAATTGACTGCCATTATACGCTGTCATTTCTATATAGCTATATGGATAGGTATATAATTTCGAATTGTCGTACTTTGGAAAAAAAGTCCACCAATTGTCTATACTACTTAAGATAAAATTTGAACTTTTATATCCGTCACGTAGTCTCCCTATCTTTTTACCAGATGCCATGTTTACTATCTCAAAATTATTACCAACGACCTCCTCTGGTACTATGGTTAGAGATTGTATACATTGAGTGATCCAAGGCACGTTTTTTAACTCATCTAAAATTTCCTGCAACGAGTCAGTCCTTGGTGCTGGGTTATCATTTAAATTGTCGATCACATAATAATCTAACACAGATGGCATTTTGTCAAAAGTTCCACCAGATGATGATTTTAAATTAGGGTTGTCTGTATCTCCAAAATCTGCTGTAAGATCAGCACTAGTACACATAAGTACATAATATGTATTCCAACTTATAACCTCCGTGTGAGTTACAACATAATCACGCCCATATTCCACCTGCTCGGGAAACAGATTTGATAACCACGGACTACCATCAGACAAAAATTGTTGCTGATGTGATCGACTGATAAAAGACTTTAGATACTCGATATCAAATTGCCAAGTCTGGAATACATCAATCTCAAATGTGATTATAGTGTTATCATCGTTACGATATTCTTTGTTACGCAAAAAAGCGTAAAACCACTTTGTTCCAAAATTTTTGTTTTGAAACATAATGTAATCACAGTTATACAGATTGTCATAATTGTCTGGAACAGCGATCGTTCCATCTCTGCGCAAATATTGGAAGTCATTATATTCTCTGTATTTTTTATTTAAAAAATACAACGACTGTTCCATCTTACTTTTAAAATCCATCTGGTTTTTATAATCAGTTAATCTTGTGTTATTAATTAAAATTAACCTAGATTGTGGTGTGATTGCCATGTGATTACTCCTATCCTGTTACAGTTACAGTGGCGTTTGCAGATTTTGCCGGGTTAGCCATACTTGAGTATACAACTATTAATTCTGTATTTGTTTCCGTTGGCGATACCGTCAATAATCCATCCTCACTTATAGTTGTTCCATCCGATCCTTTTTGAACCGTAAATCTACCAGACCTATCTACTAACCCAGTACCCTCAATAGTGCCTGTAAACTGTGTTACACTCCCTTTTGCAACAGTAGCAGTTGTGGGTGAAATTGTCACACTAGTTATTTCAGGCTGTACAGTTGTAAATAAAATTGCGTTAGAAAACGGCGAAATTGAGAAAGTTTTCCATACGTGATAAAAATAGTTCCAATATAATCCCTCTGGATTATAGATTTCTGTCATATTGTAATAATTGTCAAAAATCATAAACCAGTCACGGTCAACCATTAAACCAGATATTGACTTAAGGGCTGTTAACTCCTCCTCTGTAAATGGGGCATAAGTAGTATATGGATCATCAGCAAAAATTTCTTCAAGACGTGCTTCGTCAATTGTGCCAAATCCGTCAACACCAATCTGTCTGCCAATTAACTCAGCCTTATCCATATTAAATGACAATGCCAAAACTTCTACGTCAAAAATTGACGATAATTCTGTGGTCAAGATAGTATACAGATATCTTGGATCAGTATAAGTCCTAACGCCAGCATAGTTGTAAGCATCAGACATATATCCAAGATTTCTAGCCGCCGCTACCATTGTAGTTGTTACTGACCTAGCATTATCAGCCGTTACTGTTGGTATTACTGATGTTGCAATTTTACCTTCTAAAGCACATCTTGCGATGAGATATTTCATCACCAAAAATTCATCGTAATTTGCTCCGGTATAAAGTTGTTCGATAATTCTGCCAATTAAGTCCGTAATGCCCTCCCACGATAAAAATGCCTGTCTTAACTGATCATTACTAACAGTTGTCGGATAATATTTCTGGTAATTCATGGTGTGAAAAGCCGCCTGTACATCTGGGATTCTCCTTTTAAAAACATCTGTTTCCGCTTTTGCTGGATCAAACTGATATGGGCGTGCAATTTCAACAAAAATTTCTTCAACAGTTTCTCCATATTCCAGAAGACCTTTTTTAAATCCAGACCAAGGGTTTTCGTAAAGTCTGGACGTTATGATAACTCTACCAATCCTGTTTACAAGATTGGATAAAAAAGCGTTCTGCAATGGCTGATACTGCATAATAATATCACCAATACCGCGCAGTGATTCTAGGGATTGCGCTTTTGTTACTCTTTTTCCGTCTACTACGTCACCCTCCTTAAGAGCCGCAGGAACCTGGTCTGAATATGTTCCTCCTAATTCGGATCGCGTAACATTCAAAATGTCCGCTGAATTTAATTCGTTTAGATTTTTAGTTGCTTTCGGTTTAGTTGGCATATTAACCCTCCGTTCTTTCTAATAATTCGTCAAAACTCTGAATGGTTCCGTCTCTTTTTACATCTTCTTTCGTTTCTTCCATTGTATCGTCAAATTCATCTTTTACATCAGAAGTTCCAAAAAAACGGTTCATGTAACGTTCTTTTAAATTGTCATATTCCTGTTTCCAATCTTTTTCCTCTTCCTTTGGAGTATAAATGTTGATGTCGTCACGCTCTGAATAATCATATTCGTCACGATCTTCTCCGTCATATGTTTCTCCATATCTTTTTAGGATTCCTTCTCGTTCATCAAAATCATCTTTTAGACGTTCTACGTCTCTTTCCATATCTTCTGTCATTCCGCCGCTTTCCATAATGCGACGCAATATTTTTTCCATGCCTGACCTTGTTAAAATAGCCACTTTTTATCTCTCCTTTTTAAAATTGTCCACTAGCTGTTGGATAACTAGCGTGTTATTTTCGATTGCTTTTCGCATGTTTTCAGATTCTTCTTTGTGTTGCGTGTCTTTTTTTATCATATACCAAAACATTGCACCGCAACAAACAATCGGGAATCCATAGTTACCTATCATATTGGCAATATCAACAGGACTCATGCTCTAACCCTCCCTTCTTTATTCTTACTTTTATTATACCACAAAATGAATAAAAATGAAAGTTAAGACTTTTGTACCAAAAATGTTTCACGTGAAACATTAAAAAGGACGGATCGAAATCCGCCCCTTGTGTATCTGAAATTGACAAGCATGATAAATCACGTTAGCAAAACGGACAACTTGACAGGCGGTTTTTAACCCGTGCTACCCCATCACAGTAAGTATCAGCGTTGCCAAAAGATACCTATATCGATAAAATATCAAAAATAATATTCTTGCTGTCTAAGTTATTAAATCTTAGCTGACCGTGATCAAAAACTTTTCGTAAATACTGCATTACAAAAGTTGACTTGTTTACCATTAATGCATTTTGCTCATGGTCGTCTGCCTTAAAAGTTAACTTTACTGGATATGTCATATCTGGGCTGTCGTTAACGTATACAATTCCATCTTCAAAAAATTCTCTAATTGCATAATACTTTTGTCCGTGTTTTATAGTTGCTATATAACGACATTTACCTTTTATGTGTTCTATAAAAGTTTCGTTGTCATTAAGATAAACATTTTGAGAAGCATAATCAGAATATCCATCGTCAAAAGCCTTTGAAAATCCAGAACTTGACAGGGATTTACTTGCGCTCTCATTAAACGTTTGTTCCATTACCCAGCCATGCCCACGCAAAAATTTTGTGTCATTACGTAACATTTTATGTATTCCCATTGACTTGTAATACGGGTTTAACATAGTCACACTGTTTGATGCCAATATCGTGCGGACATATCTGTATTGTTTTCCTTTTCCTCTAGCGATAGTCACGTGTATTGATTGGAATTTACGAATCTCATCTGGGCAGTAATGGTTTGTTTCGGATTGAAACTCGTCCAGAAATACGTTTTCCACCTCATTAAAATATGAGGAGTATTTTTTTAATGTGTCAGCGTTACTTAATGCAATAGCAAAACCACAACTTTTCTCATTGTAGTACAATTCATAAAAAAGTCCCTTTGCGACAGGTCTTGCTGTGAGTTCTCCATTTTCAAAAAATAAAGGCCTTATGTCGTGGAAAAACATATCTGCACATGAGGACAGTTCATAATTAAATCTGTACAAAAGTACAAATTTGCCTTTACCCTGTATAAAGTTGTTTAAACAAAGTCTTTTAAAAAAGACTGTCTTCCCTGCTGTACGATTTCCAACACAAAGATAAATCTCTGGTTTGTTTCCATCAGCATCCTTTAGTGATAATAATTTCGTTCCATCATAGTGCATATTTTTTCTCCTTATTTTGGGGGGTGTTTCCACCCCCTCAATAATCTATACTAACATGCAAGTTAAAAAATCTTTACCTTTATAGTTTGTTGACTCCATCCTAATTACTTTGATAGACCAAGGTTCCTGTTCGCCTTCCATTTCTTCCGCTATTTCCTCATATGTTCTGTAAAGAGTTTCTGATCCGGAAATATACATGGTGCCGTCTTTGTCAACGTACACGTATTTGTTATAGTTCTTGTTATCGCTTTTTTCATTGTAAACTTCCACCACCGCTACATAATCAATGTCTATTAAAACTCCATTTTCGTCACGCTTAGTCAGTTCGTCTAACTGCTCTGCACCGATAAACATTTTCACAGCTACTCTTTCCTTTGCTGATAATTCTCTTGTTGCGCTTACTAATTTTGCGCTATATGTTTTGTTTGTTTCTCCCATTGTTATTCCTCCTATTTTTTGCTTTCTTAATTATAATTTAGTTTTGCCTTCTGCTGTTCGAATCATTTAATCTTCCTGCACTTCTTCGAGTTCTGCGTTTTCGATAAATTTGTCTACTGTCATTGAGTATTTCTTTTCGATCGGCACATCTGACACTACTACCACCTGTTTCTTTCTCTCTTTTGATAATGCAGATAAAAACCTTGTTCCCGGTGTTTCTGCCATTTCTCTTGTTTCAAAAATTTCAAGGTTTGTTCCATTAACTTCCGCAAAAGTTATGGAGTGAGTGATTACTGTTCTTGTGATTTTTTTCATTTTTTGTTCTCCTTTTCTTATTTTTGACAGTATTCTTGCTACAATTATATTGTACCATATTAATTACAATATGTCAATATTATTTACGCATTTCGTAATAATTATCTATCAAGATTATTCCTCCTCTGATCCTTTTTGGTTTTAATGCACCCTTTACGCGCAGGCCGATTTTAAAATCCTCCATTTTATACTCAGCCAAAAAATTTTGCTTTGCACGTTCCGGCATCCCTGCGCATTTTATTTCTATTTTTGGCTTGCACGCTTTTTCTTCTTTGATAACTCTCTCTATATAAGTTTTTTGACGCACAAATATTGCCTTATCCCATTCTGACTCTTTTTTCCAACAGCAAAAATTCTTGTCGTGCATTCTTACAGCTTTTGGCGTGCAGGAGGTTAAATGTATTGAGTCTGTGTCCGAGTAAATAAAATTGTCATAATTTTTCTGTGCCGCTTTTATTGTAAAGTTGCGTGCGTATGATGTTATGTAACTACCTATCGCAATATATCCGGGAGTTTTTTCTTTCTCCTCCACAAGATCAAAAGATAAACAATCTTTATCTGGATTTAAATAGGGTATTTTGTAACTGCTGTCTGTGCTTGCGGCTTCTTTGCCATATAGATTGTTTAAATATAGTTTAGCTAACTCTCTTTTTGCACCTTTTGAGGTCATTTTTATTTTGCGGTACTTGTCAATGTACTCATCAAAAATTCCCTTCTGTGTCCAAAAATAACAACAGTCTAAAAACTTAAAATCATAGACATCGTAATGTTCAAAAAATGTTTCAAAATCTGGTTTAGTCATTGTTAATGTTACTCTTGCTTCTTTTACGTTTCCCTCCAAATCAATATAATACCTATGATAATGACCTTTATTATATATATTAGATGTTACTAGATATTCGTTTCCTTTGTATAACATATTTCCTTTTATTTGTACAGTTGGTAGATAATTTTCTTTCAGTTTAAATCTGCATTCAAACCTAACAAAATATAAAAATTTTTCAGAATGTTCTATCTTTTCTTTAAACTCATAGTAATTATCCAAAAATCTTGGTTTTCCTACTGGGTAATAATTTCCGCTTATTGAGTGCATCATACTAGGATATAATGAGTTAACATCTAATGTTATTCCTCCTTTTATTATTTTGTTTGCGCAGGATGGTTTTAGATAACAATAACCTCCTTTGTAACTTTTTCTGATGTATTCGCCTGCGTTCTCTTGTCCATATTTTTCGTCAATTTCTATTTCATATAAATTTGGAAAAAGATTGTTGTAGTCAGTTTTGTCATAAAATGATTTAAACTCTTTTAAGCAACAACTGCCAATTGTAATAGAGTTGTGACCTTCATTAAACATAATTTCCAAGGCTTCTTTTAACACTAAAACATCATTTTTGATATATTCTTTTTCTTCCAAGGTTATAGGGCAATTTTTATACCTATAACCTTTATACTCCATTTCAAGTTTTTTATGTATTGTATCAAAAGATTTTCCAATTCTTTCCAAACTAAATGGCAACAATTTTAATGAGTCTCTTATCTCTATTACCTTGTTATTCTTTTTTATTATTATGTTATACCATTGCCCCATTTCTGATATGGACGTTTTAAATTGGTTATTTTCCATATCTTTTTCCGGGACTCTGTTAAAAACATAATGCTCTCTTAATAGATAATCAATTATAAAAGATCCATCAAATTTTAAATTGTGGAAATATAATATATTGTTACCAGACAAGTTAAACATATCAATAAAAAAGTCCTCTATGCTACCTCTTATTATAGGTTCAGCATCGTCATATAATTTAACGTAACAAGCAGACCACACTTCTGTAGAGGTTTGACCATCAAAAACAGTTGTCTCAAAATCACACGCATAATAATTAAATTTTTTAATCCGCACTTCATCAACTACACTCCAACTCTCTATGTTCATACTTCGTAATTCTCCTCATATTCTAACGCTTCTATCATACTTTCTCTTTCAATAGGGCCAAGTTCCATAAAATCCATCATAGATGCCAAGGCATTAAAAAGTTTCTCTGTATAAACTACCTTATAATTTATAAGTTCTCCATATTCACCTGCCTTTTGTATCATACCAGCAACTTCGTCTTCTGTGTGTTTAAAAAGGAGATTATCTAACCATAAGTTTATTATACCCCTTGCCCATTCGTTAAACTGATTCACATAACTTCTAAAATTGGCTATTACCATATATGATTCTTGAGGTATTTCATCGTATAAATCTAATGGCTTTATTTTTATCTTTTCTCTTTGTTTCTTTTTAAACTGATAATATGAGGCTTCTACTTCTCCAAATTCATTTAGTTGGTAGGTTTGAGGCTGTATCTTCTTTGGCGTTATTTTTGCTAATCTTCTAACTGATGCTTGAGTGATTCTTTTTGGTATATTAGGTACTACAAAATCAACATATAAACCCTGTTTCTCATATCTTCTTACTGTTGCTAATACTCTTGATCTTTCTTTTCGGTATGCCTTAACAGTAGCAGATACTTTTTTATTCTGTCTTCTAGTTGCCATGATTATTCACCCTTCCTTATTATTATGCTGTTTTCTCTAAGTTCCATTATTACTTTTGGATCTTCTGGTGTAATGTTTAAAAATGCCGCCCATTCGTTAGGTATACAGGCTTTGATTCCATAATACTTTCCAGACCGATTAAAAATTAATTTCTTTACTTTTACCATTATTTCACCTCCTTTACATAGTATTCACAATATCTAAAATCAGAGCATTTTTTGGTGCATAATACATGGCTATAATAAAAGCATTGTAATTAATCAGATATTTCATTTATTAGTTGTTCGTACTCATATCTTAATAAAGTAACTTCTACCTCTAATTGTGTTACGTTCAAAAATAAAGCATCCAGTAAAGATTTTGTTTTATTACATCTGTTAATCAAATAGTTATAAATCTGATATTCTGTTATTAATTGATCTTTGTATTTGCAATATGATAGTGATCGTCTGTAATCTTCTCTTACAGTCTTTAAGTTAATTTCTAGTACATCTGACTTGTACACTATACCATCTAATCTTAATTCTCTAAGTAAGTCGTACAATTCGATTTCATTTGTAAAATTAAATCTGTCTCCATAGTGATAACCATAATATTCTTTTCCGTGAGCGTAATATTTTACTACCTGTGCTAGTGGCATGTTGTGTCCTCCTTTAAGATCTTTTTTTATTTTATTGTACCACATTTTATACC